AGAGGTTCCACCCACCGTTAGGGCAAAATTTGCAACCGGTAGGGGTAATGCGGCCAAATCGGAAGTTGTTTCATCCATATCTGCAAAAACGGGAATCGTCTGGAGTGGCCCCGGAGCGGACGATATGTGTGATGCCTGGATTTTAGAAGAAATAGGTTTGGTTCACTATGGACAACAGCGGTTTGATTGGCCTAAACTAAACATGTCAGCGCTTGAAAGCCTTGACTGGACACCAACTACTAGGTAAAGGAAAAACATTGAGCAGAAATAGCCCGATTAGCCAGGTCGAAGTTGAAGAAGAGCTCTTGCGTCTCGTCTCTGCCCTTGAAACAGAAACAGAAGCATTTGAGACTCTTGCGGTTGATGCCGCAAAAAAAGAAGCAGCCTACAGGTCAAACTGGGCAAAATCATACCTTGGAGCAAAGGGCTCAATTAGAGAACGAGAAGCATGGGCTGACTATCAAATGAATGACGAGAACTACGATTACAAAATATCGGAAGGTCTTGTAAAAGCAAAACGAGAACAGCTCTTGTCTCTTCGTACATCAATAGATGCTCTTAGGACGCTCAACGCAAATGTCAGGGCGCAGGTATGAGGCTGAGCAGGAAAAACAAAAAGTTGTTCCCAGAAAAACTTACAAACGACAAAACTTATTCATTCTCAATACTTAAAAACAAAGAAAAAACAAAGAAGAAGAAATGACCGAAAACATACATCCGTCACTATCTGGAATGACAATACCGATAAGTCAATTGCGTCAACTTGAGAACAATCCACGACGTGGAGATGTTGGTGCGATTATTTCCTCTTTTAAAGAATTTGGACAAGTAACCCCAATAGTCGTTAAAGACAATGGCGATTCAACATTTACTGTCATATCTGGAAACCACAGACTTGCGGCTGCAAAACAAATGGGATGGACAGAGCTTGCTTGTATTGATTTTGACGGAAGTGACAAATCCGCAATTGCATTTGCGCTTGCCGACAACAAGACATCAGAGCTTGGTGAGACAGACCAATCAATGTTGATAGAAATGATTAACAGTATTTCTTCCGAATACGCTGAGCTTTTTGACAATCTAGGTTGGGACGATTTTGAGATAGCTTCACTTTCGGTGGACGAAATAAGAAGTTCAAAAAACGACAATCGTTCTGGTTATGTGGCTCCGCCAGAAGTAAATCCTTTCAAGCCGCAGAATGAAGTTTCTCCATCTGTGGAGAAAAACGCAAATGATGAAAACATCTATGTTGCTTCAGACGAAGTAAACGAGATGGAAGCTGTAACCCGTGGGAGCTCTGCTGTAAATATGAAGGGCGGAGAAAAAGCCGTGGTTCAATACACACTTGTTTTTGATGACTCAACACAACAGCGTGACTGGTACGACTTTATTCGCTACATACGAAATGACCCTGGATATATCGGCGACACTACAGCTGCAAAGCTTGTTGACTTTATTCGTTCTCATGCGGACTTCTAATGCCTAGGCAGCGGATGTTTTTGTCAATGTCATGTGTTGATGCTGCGCGCGAGAGAATGCGTCACATATACGACACCTTTGACACTGTATGCATACAGTTTTCGGGTGGCAAAGATTCAACAGCAATACTTTACTTAGCAAAAGAAATACACGAAGAACGTAATCTTGGGCCGGTAAAAGTTATTTTTCGAGACGAAGAAATGCTGAGCCCGACAATTGTGAAGTTTGTTGAAGAAGTCAGAAACTACGACTGGGTTGACATGGAGTGGTACTGCTTGCCAATGGGTACAGACGTTTGGGTGCTTGGGAGACGGCAATATTGTTTGCTCTGGTCGGCTCAGCGTGCTAGAGAGGGCCGCCTAGCCAGAGAGATGCCGGAATGGGCCATAACCGCAGAAGACTTCGGTCTGGACTCCAACAAACCAATACCCCAGACGATTGACTACTACACGATGCAAGGTAAAAAGGGAAAAGTTGCATTCGTGATGGGCGTTAGGGCAAATGAATCAATGATTCGTTATCGCTCACTGGTGCAGAAACTTCATGAGAATTATATAGTTGTACCGTATCGTTCAAAACGAAATATACCGCTTCGTTTTGCAAAGCCAATTTACGACTGGACAACCGATGATGTTTTTAAATTCATTGTCGAAGAGCACGGTGCAACATATTGCGAGTACTACGACCTAGCTTCATCAACAGGAAGCAACACCCGTGTGGGAATACCTTTACACGCAGTCGCTGTTAGGCGAATAGGAGATGTGGTTGCAACGGAACCAGAATTCTATGACCGACTTTGGGAAATATTTCCACACCTAGATGCCCAGAGGAGAGTTTGGCCAGACTACGACATAGAGATGGTCATAATGCGTTATGCAAAAAGTGGGTGGGATGGGGTCAGGCGGTGCATTGAAGAAAACATCCTTACAAAAGGTTTGGCCCAGCGAGCTTTTTCCTATTCCGCAGATTTCCGCAGGAAGAGTATGAAAGAACCGCTCTCCTACCCTGTCCATTGGCTGATTAGAAATCTTTTAATGCACGAATTTATTGGAACTTCTCCGCACCCGATTGGACCAGGAACAAAGGCTTACTCACTTGCAATGAAAGAAGCCTCCGAACTTGCTGACATGGACTCCCTTGACATAACCGACGAGAAAATGTAGGGTTTAGAGATGACTGATTCTCCAATAAATAATGTTTCTTGGGTTGAAATTGAGAAGCTGAAGCCAGCCGACTGGCGGTCCACTCATACTCTTAAACCAGACCTGAAGGTTCTGGCCGGCTCAATATTGGATTTTGGCTGGACTAGCCCAATTGTTGTTCAAAAAGATTCATTCAAAATAATTGATGGATTCCATAGGTGGGTGTGCGCTCAGTCAGAACAAATAAAGAAGATGAGCAATGGCATGGTTCCTATTGTGATTGTCAATGTTGATGAGATAGATGCAATGCTCATGCATGTGAGGCTCAATCGAGGCAGGGGTGATGTCGTCACCAAGCACCTATCAAACCTTATTCGCTCAGTTGTGCATTCAAAGAAGTACTCAATTGAGCAAATAAAAGACCTGCTAACTATGAGTAATTCTGAAATTGCAGCAATGGTTGACGGAACGGTTATCAAGCAACGAAAAATAAAAGAACACACATACTCGAGGGCATGGGTACCAATTGAGGCTCCAAGCCAGCCAGAAATGCCCTCCCTTGAGCGTCCTCCAAACGCCGACAGGTAAGTTTCGGCTTTATTGCGGTGGCTGGTGTAAAATACTCCTAGTATTTGACCCGGAGGTCCTAATGAATTTTCCGTCGGATGTAGAGGATGAAGAGCTTACAGAAGAAGCTGTGGATGTTATTCCAGAGCTTGAGGAGACAGGAGCCGAACTGGTTCCTGTGCCAACTCCTGCCCCACAAAGAAAACCAGCATGGTGGAGACGGGCTGTTGCGTATTCGGCAAGAAGACTGGCAGACAGGGTTCAGTTTGGTCGTGGCGCAAGACAAAGGACCCAGGCTGGCGAAGGTCGCAATTTAGCCGCGGAGGCAAGAGGCCGGATAACTGGAAGGGGCTAGTTCAAACATGCTAGTCAGCTTACCCGAATTAAAAACATACATGGACATCTCTCTTACCCAGAGACAAGAAGATGCCGTCGAGATGATACTTCTTGGTTTGGAGAGTGAGCTTGAAGCTTTTCTTGGAAGACCAGTTACGCAGAATGAAGTAACCGAGGAGCATGTAATCCCTTCGTACTTCCAGGGCGTGCCAGCAACATCTTTTTTTTATGACCATAGCCTGAGTTCGACCGATGATGGTATTAATTATATTCAGCCATCACAAATAATTTATGCAAGAAATTCACCAATACCAAATGTAAAAAAGGTTACTCTTGCAAATTTGGCTTCCATTCCAGTCAATCTCGCTGAAGCAATGCAAAAAAAAGCCACGATAACATCTGCTTCGGCTAGTGGTTCTTCGGTCGTTTTTACCGCAGACAACGACTTCACCATTGGTCAGAGAGTTACAGTTTCAAACATCAATCCTTCGACTCTCCAGATTAGCGGATTAGAAATAACAGCAGTAACTTCAACAGCATTTACAGTTGGTGATGCTGCTGGAGCCACCGGTTCATATGTATCTGGTGGCTTAGCCACTGCCACAGGCAATGACTACACTGTGCATAGATACGGTATTGAGCTTTATAGAGGATTCCCAAATGACGTCGTAAGCATTACTTACACCGGAGGGCTTGACGGCTCTGCCATAAAAATGTTTAAGTTAATGATTCTGAGAGCTGCTTCTCGAGAAGTTCAAAACATGCACGACGATGTTGTTGGACTAAAAGATTTAAATACAAGAAATGTTGCACCTCTTGAAACAGGGTTCCTTGAAAAAGAATTAGCAGCAATGAAGTCTTACAAGAGAAGACGAATTGCATAATGGATTCTCCAAGACAGATTTACCGCTCTTTAAAACTTGACACTGATTTTGATAAAAAATCATTGTTAAAAGTAATTGGGGAATTTAAGGCTTTAGAGAATTCTATTGATTCTATTGGCTCAAGCAGGCCGGGTGGTTCACGAGTTGAATTTGAACCAGACTTTTCCGAAGCCTACGAACTGCTTGCGGAAATAGGCACCAGGGGTTCATTTACTTCTCCAGTATTTCCGGTTTTAAAAAAACAGGTACAGGCAATGAATGCTGCAAACTTCGCAACAAACGGATTGCCTGTTGGTGGCTGGAAACCACTTGATGCAAAGTATGCTGCATGGAAATCAATACGTTTTCCAGGTGCCCCAACAATGGTTAGGACTGGCGCATTGATGGAGTCACTGACCATAACACCATTAGTTCAAAATGAAACAGCAACATCTTTTGAAATTGGCACAGCAATACCTTACGCAAGATTTCACCAAACTGGAACTTTTAAAATGCCAAAAAGACAAGTTGTTTACGAACCAGTTGGTTTTGCTGAATTTGCAAGTGGGATAGTTGCTAACTATGTTGCCGGTATAAGCAAGGTTCCTGGTGTCTGATGCCTGCAGAAGTTATGTATGGACCACAGTATGCAAAGCAGTTCGTTAACGAATATTTGATATCCGAGATGCCTACTAGGCTGAATCGTTATAGGAACTCATGGAATCTCAGCACAAGTGAGCTTCCGGATATAGAGGATATATTTGCCTATGAACCATTGGCTATGGACAAATGGCCAACAATAATAACTGTTGCATTATCAACAAAGTCTTTAGCTCGTACTGGATTCAGCTCAACAAACAATCCTGAATACAATGTTATTTACGCAATGCGCACATATGTGTGGGCACGTAGCGACGGCGCTCAAGACACCACCCTGATGAGAGACAGGCTCACTACGGTTGTTAGGTCTTCTCTGATGGACCATCCATGCTTGCAAAGGTCAAACCCAGAGAGAGAAGCATTAATCGAAGAATCCTCGATTAATGAAGAGTACTCCGAATTAACCCTACTAAAAGGCGACAGATATCTTGCTGGTGCATATATTTCTTATGATTTGAGAATTGAAGAAACGATAGAAAGAGACAATCTGGGTGTGGTTTCAGAAATTGACCTTGAATGGCAAAGTCCTTCAAGTTGGTATCTAAATGAGTAATTTTGAAGAATTGGGCGAGGAATACCCGGTTTTGCCACAAAGATTTGCTGGAATGATTCAGGTAAAAAACATATCTGGACGGACTGTGGTGGCAGACTCTGAGGGCAACTACATGTCTCCTGACTCCTACGCGGCAGTTAACCCATTTGATATTACGGTAATCAAGCAGATATCTAAGGGCATTTTCCAATTAATCGAATTTTCGGTGGACGATAGCGATTTCTCCCTAAGGGTTGTCGTCAACAAAATACTAAAAAAACAAAAAAATAAACCAGAAAGTATTTTTTCGGGCGGGCGGTCTCCTCATGGGAAATGTTGTCCGACACGCTAATATATATAGGTAGCTTAGAAATAAAGTTTGTAAAAATGAGTTGCCAAAAAGGTTCTACTATGGTGGTATCATCGCTATGGTTAAAGAACTTAAGAAATTCTAGGCAAAAACCAAAGGAGTAACAAATGGCGGGCATCGTACTCACCACGGCAGTAAGAACAGGTTCGGTAGCTACTACTGCTTCACCTACATCGACTTTGTTTCTAGCTGGTGTAACCGAAAAAGGTCCAGAGGGTGATGCAAAGTTAATCACCAGTCTTTCCGATTACAACGCAATATACGGCGGATACACATCTTCTGGTTATGTGCACGAATCAGTACAAATGTTCTTTGAAGAAGGTGGCTCACGAGCCTATATTTCAAGAGTAATCCCATCTGATGCAACAAGTGCATCCTGTGCAGTTCCAGGTACCTCTGGAACATCCATAACCCTGATTGCTTCGGGCGAAGGCACATGGCCGCACTCGGGAGTTCTTGAAGTAGAAGTCACCCAACCAACAGCAGGAACAAATGCCAGGGTTCGTATTTTCTCAGACGATGACCTTGTCTACTCAACTCCAACCTGCACAACAAGAGCTGAGTTGGTTGATGAAATCAACAATAGTACAGTTGCGGCCCTATATGTAACAGCTGTGGCTGGAGCAAACAATACGCTTCCAGCAGTAGTTACGTCCGCATCTAGATTGGTATTCACCTCAGGAAGCGACGGAACTACGGTCACAGACGCAAACGTCTTAACCGCCATTGATGCTTTCATCCCAACACTTGGACCTGGTGCTGTAGCAGCTCCCGGATTTTACACACAAACTGTTTATGAGGCATTGATTGCCCACGCAAAAACAAACAATAGAATTGCTTTGCTTGGTTTTGACAAAGACGACACGGTTAACGATGTTTTGAGCGTAACTTCAACCTACGAAGATAGCGATGGTGCCGAAAGCGCCGCATGGTTCTATCCTTGGGTAAAAATCCCAAGAGGCAATTTGACAATTTCTGTTCCCTGCGAAGCCTATGTTGCTGCCAAGAGAGCTGCAGTGCACAACCTGCTTGGCTCATGGAACGCGTATGCAGGCATCAAGAGTGTTGCACGTTTTGCAACTGGAGTTCAGACAACAATTTCATCAACTCAGTCTGATGCTTTGAACCTTGTCTATATCAACCCAATTAGAATTATTGCCGGAACTGTAAGAATTTATGGTGCACGTTCAGCTTCGTCAGATACAGACAACTTTAGATATATTAACGCCAGAGAAACACTCAATGATATAGTTAATCAAGCCCAGATGGGGCTTGAATCACTTGTGTTCTCGGTGATTGACGGCAGAGGAAGTTTGTTCGGCGAGGTTGCAGCCGTGCTAATCAATGTGCTTGACCCAATTGCAAAATCTGGTGGACTGTTTGCGTTGTATGACGGAAACGGAAAACTTATTGACTCTGGTTACACAGTTCAGGTCAATGACGCAATCAACCCAATTTCACAGCTTGCCACGGGAGTGGTTAAAGCTAAGGTCGGCGCAAGAGTGTCAAGCATAGGTGACACTATTGAAGTCGAAATCACAAAATCAAACCTTACAGCTTCGCTAGGTTAAACGGAGGAAAATTATAATGTCTAAACATTCCCAGCGTCAAATATTGGCAAAAATTTCACCGGTTCTTCCAACGGTCCATCCAGAACTTACTGGATATTTTGCCCAAGTTTCGGGTGGGGAGATAACCGCCGCCGTAGAAAAAATCTATGTCGGTGGAGAGAAGTTTCCTGAACTACTTTGTGCCCCATCCGAAGTCGGAGACATTACTCTAACCAAGCACTGGGATGATTTGGAGAGGGGAACCTTGAATAAGCTTCGCCAGTTTGTTGGTGTAGCTTTTTATAATGTGACTATTTTTTATCTAAACTGTGATGTTTCTTCGGGTAAGCCTGACAGGGCATACGCAAACTGCCTCTTGGTCGGCATGACAGAGCCAGATGGAGACTCTTCTTCTGGTGCTCCAGCAACATTTGCGCTCACGTTCTCAGTGAACAAGGGTCCTGCAGATGTCGCTCTTGATACTTACTCGTTCGCATAAAAACACATCTGCCACTAGGCATTGGGCGTGTGCTAGATTTTGGGCATGACAGAAAAATCAGCTCCTAAAGAAATTCAAGAAGAAACTATACTCAATCAATTAAAGTCCGTTATTGCCAAAAAGGTGGAGCGGGCAGAAGTTTTTATTGAGGTTCCAGAACGCCCAGGCGTTAAGTTGCTCGTCAGTCCAAATGTCACCCAGCAGCAAATGAGGGCGTGGCAGAAACAGTGTGGCGGAGATTCCCCGAAGGGAATGGATGCAACAAAGTTTGCTTGTACTGTTGTGGGTCAAACCACAAAAGGCGTGTTTTTAAACGGCGAAGAAGTTCTTGATGATGGATGGCCATGCACATTTGGTTCATCCATAATCCTAGCCATGACAGAAACAACAAAAGCGGTTCCAGACGCAGTTCAGAAATTTTTTGGCTTGGATGCTCATGCTGAGGCAGCAGCCCTTGCAATCATTGAAGCTTGTGGCTTTGGCGACACAATAACCGCGGAGGCTACAGAAAACCCTACGAAGCGGTCATAGAGGAACTTTCCGAAGACCCTCGAGTGGCCGCAGCAGCCAGGCTTGGCGAACTGTGGGGAACAGACCCAATCGTAATACTTAACTCGGAACCAGATGAGTGGTTGATTAGGTATGCGTGCGCAAAAGTAATTGAGGCAGACCGTAAACGTGCGGAGAGCGAATCACGCTAAACTAGGTGTGTCCTCCTATTGTTATTCTGAGGTAATCCGTGGCTGACGCACGCGCAACAATCAAAATAAATGTAACCACAAGCAAGAAAGATTTTGCGTCTGCGCTTGCACAGGTGAACGCACTTAATGGCGCAATGGGCGATGGTTCAACAAATTCTAATAAATTTAGCAAGTCTCTAAATAAGACAAGTTCCTCTTTTGCGTCTTACTCCGGTGGAGCAGTGGGTGCGGCTAGAGCAACAAAGAATTTCAACAACCAAACGATGACATCAACCAAACTCTTGGGTTTTTTGAACAAATCCACAAGAGCACTATTTTGGACTGTTATTGCGTTGGGCATAGAATTTGTAATAACAGCTGCAACATTGGCATCGGTTAATGCGTTATATACACTTGGAAGATTAACGGTTAAGGCGTATCAGGCTTCCCTAGGGTTACTCGCCGGAGCACTTGCGTCGGTTACTGCGGCGATTGGAATAGGACTAGCTGCATTTCAGGAATACCAAGCAGCAATGACGGCATTTAGTTACAAGGGAGTTAGCGACCTTGGTGATGGAATGGAACAGTCGTCAAGCGCAATGAGGAATTTTGCGAAAGATACTTCTCTTGCGACAATGGGTGTTGTTGCATTGAGTCAAGCCTATACAGCAATGGCAAAACAGGCACCGGTTGGAGCCGCTCAAAGAAAAGCACTTTCTGGGGCACTTGATTTTACGACTACTGCAGAAGACCCTAAAAAAGCATTCCAAAGCCTTTCTCAGTTCATTGGTCTGGTAACAAAAGCAAAAAAGGTTGATTCAAAAGCTACAG